GTCGTAGCCTTCGTTAAAAAGATCTGTGTAGTTAGGTACAGCCATTAGGCGACCTGCGGACGATCAATCCCCAAGAGCTGGCGGATCATTCCGTTAAGACCCATGACAGGGGTTACGCCCATATTTTGGAACGAAGCAAACTGATCTACCGATCCGCGTTGGCGGTACAGCGCGCCACCGTACATCTGCGTTCCGAGCAAGACATCTTGAGAAGGCACAGTCGTAAGCGAGTCAATATAGCCTGCTTCCATTCTGCGACGCCAAGCAAATTGACTGCATGCCGAAGCACAGATTGTCAGGAATGCGGCGTCAGCTGCGGTCGCTGTACCAATACCAAGCCAGTCCTCAAGCATCGCGGCAGTGACCCAAGTGCAAGTCTGGGTTAATGTCAGCGTGCCAGAAGCGGCAGTCCGAGCGACATCAGAAGCGGTCTTTGCAAAAAGCACCTGATTAGCGATGGGATAATTGACATCGTAAATAAGATCGCCTTCGGTATCAATGCCAACATACAAGTACTGCGGTAATGCGCGGACTGTGTAGGTGCCGTTGAAAGTTGCGTCTACTCCAGCAATAACGACACTTGCGCCGAGTTCAATTTCTGCGGGGGTGAGAAGTTGAACTACGGCGTAGTTGTCTATGAGGTATTTCTGTGTAACTGTGTAGACAGCCATGAGCGGATGCTCCGCTCTCGACTAGGCGATCGTGATTGCTTGGATGAAGCTGGACTTGGCGACAAATGTGGCAAAGTACTGGTGAATCGAAAGCGTCCTGCCCAATGTGGACGGGTTCTCGAAGGACTGCAAAGAAGCGCCTGATTCGTAGATCTCGAAGCCCGGTGCGTACACAACGAGCATGGTTCCTGATGCAAAGTTGTTATCAACAACAAGCGACAAGCCCATGACATCCATCATGTTGTAGCCGAGACCGCCTACGCGACCAAGAGCGTTCTGTCCGAGTACGCCGTTTGTGGTGTAACCCAAGACAGGCCTTTTTGATCCGTCGAGCTGACTGCCCAATTTTTCCCAGACATCAGGACTTACGCAAAGATGAGTTGGGAAGAAGTTGCTGTCTTCTGTGATTTCGCGCGCTGCGTCATACAACGAAGTAATCAAAGATGATGGATCGTTAGCAGTTACTGTCCAAGTTGAACCTGATGCAGTCTTGCCTGCGACAAGTGCGTCGGCTGCAATGTCATCAGTTTTAATGAGCACTTCGCCTGCAAGGTCGTTCAATACAAGCTGGAGGGCGCTTGGGTCTGTGAAGTCGATGTCTTGGATTGACAGTGTTACTTGACCTGCGACAGTTGATTTTGTAACTGTGTTTGCAGCGATAACCATTGTGGTTGCCGATACTGCGTCGAGCTGATTGCTCTGCACCGCCGCTGAGGTATGTGTAGTAATGGTAGGTCTCACGAATTGACGCGAAGTTGTAGAAGGCATCGCGCGAGCGCCAAATGCACTGACTACAGGACGAACGAAATTTAGATCCTGAAACAGAGGACCGAGCACGGGGATATTTAAGAGGCCTAAAGTGTCACCCGTAACGATGTCGCCTGCTGCAGCTTGCAACGCGGTTTGATTTTTGCGTTGTGCTTGCTTGAATGCGTCGCTTACTTTGTTGTAAGTTTCTCCGCCAATGTGGTATGCAGCGAGTACTTCGGCAGCCGATGGCATGGCGAATTCGCGTCGTGGTTGTGCTGGAATTGAAGCGGTTGGAATACTTGCTTCGATTGCTGGGACTGTTGCTTCGCTCATGGGTTCGTTCTCCTGTGTAGGTTCTGTTTCAATAATACTTATTTCTTCGTCTTCGTGGTGGATACTCGCTGCGATGTCTGTAATGATCGCTCCAGCAAAAGCAGGAACTGGCACCATAGACAACTCAATCCAGTCGGCTGCCAAGACCGTTAGCGATCCGTCTTTGTTTGCTCGAGTCTTAGTTGGGTTTACTCCGACCGATACCGAGTCCAAGACGCCGTCTAGGGCAAGCTGCAAAGCGTCGTCGCCTAATGCGGTTTTGCTGATTTTGGCAGTAAACATCATGCCCTCTTCATCGTCATATCGAGCGGTCACAATTCCTATGGCGCTCTCGCTTGAATGATTGAGAAAGAGTCTTGGAGCTTTGCCGTCTACTGGCAGACTGCCGCGCTCAAAGATGACTTCTGTACCGTCCGAGACGGTCGCCGCTACGCCGTAAGGGACTGCAATGCCTGTAATCGTTCTGGTAGGTGTGCCATCGCTGGCGGCTGCGTCAATGCTGACACTTGTAGCTGTAAGTCTAATCATCGGTTTGCTAACTCCTCTTGAGTATTTTCTTGGACTGGTTCTTCTGCTTTATCTGCTAAATAATTTTCTTCCAAATATTGTTCTGCATCAAATTCAACCATCGTTCCGTTAGGCAAAATGTTGTTCATGCTAAACGCTTCTGCAATGGCTTCGGCGTAAAGTTTGACACCAAATATGTAAAGGTCTGCGCGCGCTTGTTGTGATGACTGATATGAATACGATCCAGTTGATACGCCAACTAGGTACGGTGGCACATTGCCTAGACGCGCCATCTCTAATGCGGAATAGTTAGCGGACTCGATGAGCAGCATCTTGTCTGGACTCATCGTCGTAGGTTCGTATTTAAGAAATTCGTTTAGCGCTGCAGTTTGATTAGTTGCTCTAGCAGTGTTAAACGCTGCAGCAAGATCAGCCAATTCTTGCGCGCTCAAAGGCTCGCCACCAGTCTGCATTAAGACGCCAGCCGGAATTGAACTGCTTGCATTGCGATTGCGCGCGGCTTCAATCTTGAGCGCGGTTTCTACAGCCGAGACGCTTGTGTAAACAAGTCCAGTTGTTGGCGACAAAATTTGCAGGAGATCTCGAGTGTCTAGTTCTACGCCGTTGAAGTAGACCTGATTGCTTGGTGCAAACCAGACCGGGCCTGTCTGATCGGTCGTGGTGATTGAGCCGACTGGTAGCCGTTGATAGGACGCTGGAAAGCCGTCAGCCGTTCTTGATGTGATGTGAATTATGCTTCTGCCGAACATGTAGAGATCGTCAAAAACCCAGCTGAAAAAATGGGCGTAGGTGTTTTGTGGATCTGGCTGGCGCATCCATGATCGGGGCGCGATGTAGTTTTTGACCATGCGCTCGCCGTCCCAGCTCATGTTGTAAGCGCGAAGTGGCATACATCCAATGACCGATGCAAGCAAGTCTCGACAGCGACTGACCGCTGGGATCGTCATCAGTAAATTGCGTTGCTCGCCTTCGCGCCACGAATAATACTGATTAAAGATATTGCCAACATTGTTTTGATTGCCGTAAATGTTGGCTCCTGCGGCTGCGGCTTTGGCAGGCGGTGGGCTGATTGCAGCCTTGTTTACTTTGCGGTCAAATAATCCCATATCACATAGTGACACATTTAGAACGGATCATGGTGGCACTCGCCCAGTCACTAGCGGTATCCCGACGACAGGCAAGCAAGTAGACGAGTGCCAAGAAGATGCTACTGATTAACCGTGACGAGCATTGGCTTCTGAGAGTTGCTCGGTCTTGCAGCTGCCGCCGCTCCCCAGATCATCGTCCGACACAACTCAATCGGGCCAGCCGACTTCTGGGATGACACTGCGATCGAGCCTTGAGTTCTGACCATGACTGCTCGACAAACATGCTCGGCAAGCATCGCTTCGCCAGTGTGCACAAGCCGACCTTCGCTAATCATATTTCTTACGATGGGGGTGTATTGCAGTATTTCTTTGTAGCCCATCACAACGCGCCGACGCTCAAAGATCGGTGGGCAGTGCGCGTCAATCGTTGGTGAAAAGATGAACTTGACCGAAGGATCCGCCGCGTGAGCTGCAATATGAGCCCAAAGTTCTTTGGCAGTTTCGGCAGTAAACGCGACCGATACACAAGTACGACCGTCACCGAGAGCGACCGACTTTGTTGCGAAGTATCTGGACTCATCCATAGACGCTTCTACCGAGATCACGCCGCCAGTAGGGATCGGGCCGTCGTACTCGAGGTCAGGCCAAAGGTGGGTTTGGATCCATGACTGGGTCGATGCGATCCACATATTAAGCGACGAGCGCAAGAAGTTTGAGCGGTCAGGATCTTGAGATTCGGCGCGCAAAGTCTCAATTGTCAGAGTGTGTCCAAGTGCCGGGTTTCCCCAAGACCAAGACGCTTCTTGCATTGGGTCTACGGTTGGCGGCGGAGACCATTCTGCAAAGTAAAAATTAGAAGGGTTATTAGTGTCAATTAGTCGGAGCGCGTTTTCTCTATGTCTGATAAACAATGCGCTGCTCTCGGTGCCAGCTGTGCTGAACAACGCCAAGTGAGGAGACCTGCGGACGCGCTGGGTTGGGATAAGGCCAGCCATCGTGATCTCGGATATGTCAAATATTTCGTCGGCACAGATTAGGTCTACTGACATACCGTGACCGATTGAAGGGTTCGCCGCGCGCACATACCACTTTGTTCCGTCTGGCATTGTCGCCGAGTTCCGACCAAAGGACTTCATGATCTTTGCGCCGTAACGGTCTTCAAGGATTGGTGCGATCTCATCAAAGAGCAAACACGCAAGCGAAAGAGTGTGAGCTGTAGAAAGGACGGTCTGTTTTGTGCCACGAATCTTTGGCATCTCAATCATCCAGAAGAGAATCAAACACTGGATCAAAAGTGTCTTGCCATTCTGACGCGCCACCGATACAAGGCTTGATCGGTGCACAAGATCATCCTGTCCGTCTGGAGCATGGGTGAATCCAAGCATCCGCTCAAGTACATGAATCTGCCAAGGCATGAGCTGCACATAAAGCAATTCAGAAGCCATGTCCCCCACAAGTCCAGCCCACGATCCGTCACAGTCCGGCACGATCGTCTCGAGTCTTGGCTGGTCGTGGCTGATCCTTGCCGGTTCAGGCTGGTTCAGGCTGGTTGGGAGAGAGAGTTGGA